ATCGTTTCCGTTTCCAGATTTGTCAGTGATAAGACCAATCGGATCTTGATCTGAAACCTCTACCCCGCCGAAATCGGAATCAAAAACAGTTCCGGGATCGGAGATGTCGAGCCAAACTAGGGGGGATAAATCTAGGGGGCTAAAAGGTCCAATCATCGCCTGAGCAGTCATTCCGCATTGTGTCGCTATACCGTCCATTATGCCGTCTGAGTTGAGATCCAGATTCGGTATTCAGACCCGACTCGTTTAATTGCTAATTCAAAACCCTCACCCGCCGCGAGTGAACCAATATCGGCAGCCGTCCCTGCATAGATTTTCCACGAAGCATCCAGCGTAACCGTCCGGGGTGTCACCGCGTCTTGAGTTCCGCCAATGCTCATGCTCTCGCCGTCATCGAGATTCGTCGGCGGGTTAAAATCCGTAACGTTCTCAGTGAGCGGGAATTTCTGGCTCCTTCCGTTGGCCGCGTCAGGGGTGGCGACTCCTGAAGCGCTTGTGATGGTATGAATGCCATCGTCGACAAGGTATTCCTCAACCTGTGTGTCGGATGGTGATTTTTTGGCTGCCATAAAAATTAAGGCCTGCCCGTAAAGACGGGCAGGCCTTGCAGGTTAGAATCAGAAGGTCGCCGCCACTGTGACGGTGTCGGTCGCCGCCCAGTCGGTCGCTCCCGTGTTGTCGAGGATGAGAGAGCGCCCCTCGATCGAGTAGCCGCCATTCCAGACCTTGTCAATTCCGGTCGCGGTGACGCGGGCCTGAATGATCGCGGCCGTCGGAGCGCTTCCGAAGGTGAAGACCATCTTCCCGAGCGTGACCTCTGCGGCCGTCGGGACGCGGGTCTGGATCGCTGGAAAATTGACGTCTTCGACCGGAGCCAGATAATCGGTGCCGTCATTCACAAGGACGCCGTTTCCGATCACCTCGCTGGCCACGATAGGCCGAGCAAGAGTTCCGACGACGAGCAGCTCGTCTCCGAGATCGCTCACCTGATAGTCTCCTCCCTGATTGGCCTTAATGGCTGTCACGAGGTCGTCGATGTCGTCGGCTGCCGAAGCGTTGGAGGTGATGTCGACCGCGACGTTTCCAGCCGTGATCGTGGCGTCATCGTCGGCCTCGTATGTTACTGAGCCGATCGTCAACGTGTCGCCGTCAGCCAGCTGCCCGGTCAAGGACAAGAGGACGAAGGCGGGCGAAAGGGCAGCAGCTGCCCGGGTGCTGAGTTTTGAAGGTAAATCGTTCATTTTTTGAAGTTTTGAGGATTTAAAAAAAGCCCGGCCGACCGCTAAGTCAGCCGGGCCTTTGAATTTTTAGCTTGATGGAAGCACGTTGGAGCGGATCCGGACGATCCTAACGTTTTTCGCTTCAAACACGCGGGTCCAGTTAGCTGCAGTTGCCAGCTCGGCATTGCTTGGAGTCTTGCCGGCGACAGAGGCGTCGGTGAATTTCACTCCTCGCGGGTGCATGATGTTCAGCCAGCGGCACCAGAGAGTCGAGTCGCCAGCTGCAGCGTCGCGACTGAATTCCACTTCCCAAGTCGATCCCGGGACGGCTCCGTCGACGGGCTCGGGCTTGCGGCCGATTCCGAAGGCGATCGCCCCCTGACCGAAGAGGAAGGTATGATAAACGGTTTTCGAGTCGACCGTCTCGGTCGTGATCGAATCATCGACGATGACCTCGAGGCCCTGAAAGGTCTTCATGATCATGCCGCTGCCTTGGCTGTCGGGAATGTAATCGATAAGATCGAGCTTCCGAAGAAGGGTTTCGACCTGCGAGTGCATCATGATCCCGGTCAGACGGTCCTTCTCGTCGCCGAGCTTCTGCTGCGCGTCGAGGAAGGTCGTGCCGTTCAGAATGTTACCCGCGCCGGGAGTTCCGCCGCCGCTCGTGACGTGAAGGTCGAGCGTGTTGGTCGTGTCGAGCCCGGTTCCGCTTGCGAAGATTCCGGTCAAGAGAGACAAGAGCTGTTTCTGCAGACGCCGCGCCTTGTAGGATGCGACAAGCTCGCCGATTGCCCGGCCGGGGTCGTCACCAGCGAGAAGGCCCGCGAGATCGTTGTACGACCAGCCTCGGCCGCGAATGACCTTTGCAGCTGCGTCTTGTGCCGCTCTGATCTTTCCGGGAGTCATCGAGGATGAATCGTCGAGGACTTCGTCGTCGCCGTCGAGGTCTTGCCAGAAGGGCATTTCGATGGTGCGGCCGCCTTGGCTGGCCAGCTGGTCGAATTGCGCGTCAGCGTCTACGATACCGGATTGAATAAGGCGGGATTTTTCTGCAGTCCGCTCGATCACGTAAGGAACGAAGACCTCTGGAACTACTACGTCTGAAACAAGTGTTTTTGCCATTGTTTTTTAAGTTTTAGATTTGGGTTTTTTCTCGTTCAACTCCCCGAGCTGGCTGCTATGTCGATCCCCCCCGGGGCACGGCTGCTTTATGAGACGCCCCCTTTTCTCCCTTCTGGTGCTTTCGTCCAAGTAAAAACCGCCAAGGAATTTCTTCCCTGACGGTTTGATGATCTTTCGGGCTGCCGGCTGCTCTATTTCAAGACAGGTCGAAACCCTTCTCGATGCAGTTGTTCCGGATCGACGCGTAGCCATTCCGCCAGCGATTGAGCTCGCTTTCTGTCGAGGTTTGAATCGGCTGCAGGATCGCGAGCGCCAGCTTGATGTCGGCCGCCTCTAGCGTCAGCTGCTGGGCCCGGGCGTCGTCGGTTTCCTTGGCCAGTTCATTGTCTACCTCGGTCTTCCTCTTCTCTAAAGTTTGTATTGCTGATTTCATGATCGCTTTTTTAGATGTCGAGAGGCTGGCCGACCGCTGCCGCCATCTGCTTCGCTACTTTCGGATTGCTCTTCACCAGCTTGGCCTGCTCGGTCAAATTGAAGGTTTCTTTCTTCCAAGGGTTTTTGCCCGATCCCGAGCCGCCGCTTCCCGGGCCCGATCCGCCGCTGCCTGATCCCTTCGAGGCGTCGAACAGGTGATTTGCCTCGGCCGTCAGGGTTTTGATGAATTGCTCCGGCGTCAGCGGGTCGCCACTTGGGCCAAACTTGATCGATCCATCTGCTTCGGTCGCGACCACTTCGCCCCCTTCTCCTCGCTTGAAGACTTCACGCCCGCGCCTGATCAGGTCGTCGACGGCCGAATCGCGAAGGCCAAACCTCCGGCCGGCTGCTACCATCTCGCGGTCGATGGTGAGCGTATCGAGTTCGCTGTTCGTTTTCGTCAAGCGCTGCTGCAGGTCGTTCCGCTCTTTCTCGTGAGCTTCCTTCATCTCGCCGACTCTCTGCTGAAGAAGCTTTTCCAGCTTATCCTTGTCCCCTGAGATTTGCGTCTCAAGGTCGATTACCTTCTTTTTCAGTTTCGCCGCCTCGGCCGCATCCTCGGGCGTCAGGCTGCCGAAGGCCTCGAGCTTCTTCTTTAGCTCGATATTGGCGTCTCGGAACGTGTCGTGTGTCTTCTTGGGGACGACGCCGTCGACCTGCAGGATCCAGTTGTCGCCGTCCTTCTGGTAAAGGCCTTTCAAGCTGTCCTCGGTCGGCAGCTCGCTCTCGTCGGTGATCAGATATTTCAATCGCATGGCCTCGATTCATGCCTCGCTTTGTCGCCGTTGTCAAACATTTGGCACCGATGGACGACAAAAAAGACCAACCCCGAAGGGCTGGCCTTGCCGTCTTGCTGTCTGGTTGCTCTCTAGAAGGCCTTCCAATCTTCGGTATCGCACTTGTAGATCTCGAAAAGAGTTACCACCGTGACGCCTTCGCCGCCAATTCCGATCGTGATAGGGGCGACAGGAATCTTCGACGTTGTAGCAGACACGGGCAGCGGATCGCCGACCTTGGCTATCGCAAAGGCGCGCTTTTCTGTCTTCACTCCCTCGTCGGTGCAGACCAGAGCGTAAAGGTTGAAACCTTTTGATCCCGGAGCAAAGCCGGTGATGATTGCCCCGCTTGGCAGCTCGACGACAGTCTTCTTTTTGGTAAGCTGATACTTGAAAATGGCGTGGTTCATAGAAGTGTTTTTATTCATAGCGCCGCCAAGGTAACGAATCGGTGACGCGGGTCAAGCCCTTTTTGTAAACTTTCGGTGCTTTTTTGATTTCCAAAAATCCCCGAAACGCGACAAAAGAAAAACCCGCCCCCCGAAGGGAAGCGGGCTCGATCACTCCGGCAGCCTTAGCTTTGATTCTTCGGCCTGCCGTCGGGCCCGATGATCCCGAGCTGCGGATCTCTCTGATCGTGAAAGTCAGGCTTGAATGGTTTGTCTCCCGGGCCTCGATCGTGCAGCTGCCCGTCTGGCGTCTTCGCCCGCTCTTCGGCGAGGATCGCGTCGATCTTCGCCTGCTCGGCCGTCACAGCTGACGAGCGGGCGGGCGCGGGGGCTCCGG